TGGATATACCAGTAGACAGAGTAGCTACTGTTGTAATCGCTGTGCCATCTAGCGTGATTGCATCAGCTTCTAGAGTACCGTCAAAGTCTCCATCTACTGCGTCTATGTTACCCTTAAATATAGTTGATGTTATAGTGCCTGTACTTGGATTGTAAGTAAGATTACCGTCCATCTCTAGGCCAACATTACCTGTGCTAGAAGTAGCCCCCTCCACAAACGTGATGAGGTTTTCTTCGTTGGTGCTTTCGTTGTCCGTTACCAAGACATGAGCAGAGTTGGTTGCATCAGTGACCGTCACACCTGCAATAACAGTATTCAGTGCTGTACCATTGACGGTAATTGCATCAGCCTCAAGTGTACCATCTATGTCGGCATCGCCACTAATATCAAGGCTACTTGCTTCAATCTCACCACTTGCCTTGAAAATTACATTGTCACCACCAGATACCTCAAAGATAATTTGATTGTCTGTGCTAAACTTAATAAGGTTGTCGTCATCCCTACCGATTACAAGGCTAGTATTTTTTACAGATTCAATCGTTGTCTGCGCTGTGCCTAATACAAAGTCAAGAGTGTTATCACTGTCATCATAGGACACAGCAACACCTGTCTCTGTATTAGAACTAACCATAGCCCCAACAGTATCAGAGATTGTTTCAGCTAGTGTAACACCAGCAATTGTAATTGCGTCAGCTTCAAGTGTGCCATCAATATCTGCATCACCCGATACATCAAGACTTACAGCATCAACCTCTCCAGCTACGGTTAATACACCGTTAGAAAGAGTCATTAGGTCTGTGTCATCTGTGTGACCAATAGTTGAACCATTGATTAAAACGTCATCAATATCAAGTGATCCACCTGTAATTAATCCTGTAGTGGTAATAGTAGACGAGCCTGTATCAATCGTGCCAAAGCCAGATGTAATAGAGCCAGAGTTAAGTGCGCCAACAGTAGTGGCAGCAGTGGTGACGAGGTTTGGCATTGCCGTAATTTCGTCATCAAAATAGGCAGCTAAGTCTGTGACCGCTACCTGTTTCATAGTTCCAGCATCATTGAATACAACACGGTCTGCGTCAGCTACGGTAGTAGAACTGGCAGTTGTGTCGCCGTCAAGGATATTTAATTCTGTTGTGGTAACTGATGCACCATCAAGTATTTCTAGTTCTGTCTCTGATATACCAGCACTACCAATAGTAAGTGTGCCAGAGATGTCTACGTTACCGTTTATATCAATAGTGGTGGCAGCAATTTGTATTTCAGAATCAGCAACCAGATCAAGCTGTCCATCTGTGCTTGAGTTAATGTAAATAGCCGTATCACGAAACTGTAGTTTCTCTGTGCTGGCTACAAGTATGTCATCAGAAAACTCAAAGTAGTCTTCATCTTCCATCCACTTTAATTCACCGTCACTGGTTTCACCATCAAAGGTAATAGTGATATCTGTGCCAGCAGTACCCGCACCAAAGGTTAGTGTATTGCCAAGAAGTTTAGTAATAGGACCACCTTCAGCAGCAGTGCCATCATGCGTATGCCCTGTGCTGGCAGCAAATGCCGCAAGAAGCTGATTAAATTCGTTGTTGGTGTGTGCGGCAGTAATAACATCTCCGTCAGTGTAGGAGGACTGCCTAGTATAAGTATCACCCATTTATCTTCTCTCTCCTAGCTGGTATTCTAACTGAAAACCTTTTAATGAGTATGGTGCTGTTTCTGCACTATCTTCTACTCTTAGTGCTATAGCAAACCCAGAACCCTCTACAGACTGTCTTACTAGCGGCTGTGATGCACCACCGTAGATAGGTGTTCCATATACGGATGTTCCATATATAGCAACAACATCTTCAGAGTCTAGCGGGTAAGCTGCAGGTCTTGATGAGTTTGCTGATTCATAGTCATACCTAACGATTAAATTAGAGTTAATGGCTGCTTCAGGTTTGTAGTTTATAATAACCCTTTGCATATGTTTTCTAATGCCGGGGTC